CCAAATTTAGTGATAGGAGCGAAACTTGAATATTCGCTCATGTCAAGAGGGTACGCATTCGACTTAACACCTTTCAAGGCAAGCTTGCCTCCAGTAAGCAAACGGGGTGCGTAAAAGGATACGACACGCGCGGCCATCTCATCAAATGTAACGCCAGCTGGTGAACTTCCCAGCATCATCTGCTGATTAACGCGCGTCATGGCATACACTCCATCGGCAGTTTGCAACGAAGCCGGGTTCATCACTTGAACGGTCAGAGAGGCTGGTACAACCTCACACGCGTTACCGAGACCCAACATTGGCATATTGATACACCTGGTGTTATTGGAGGCAGTCACATCATCTCCATGAGTGACAGACTCAACACCACACCAATCAAACCAGTTGCCAGCTCTTTCGTTAGTCTGACTCGAATTTGCCGTGGAGATGAAGGGACAAAACATCACAAACTTGGAAATTGATTGGTGCAACTTGGTAGTACGGATCACTGTGTACGGCCCGACCGCACGTGGTAAACCCAGCGTGCGTGGAATCCGGGCATCAAGACACTTAAGTAAATTCAAAATAGAATTCCGTCCAGGCATCTTCGCTGTCCCGAAATTGCGCCTAGGAACGGCAAGCGCACCTTGTGCAAGAATTCTCGTCGCATTGCGACGAGAAAAAGCACCAGGGCGTCCGTTTCCATTGCCATTCTTCAGCTTCACGTCTTTCCGAACCTTTCTCAGGGCAGAGATTGCTTTCGCTCCATTTCCATTTCCTTTTCCCATTGATAGGATTCAAAACTTGCAATCTAAACTTGCAGTAGTAAGTAGGCAAGGAAAGCTCTTCAAGTTAAAAGTTAGTGACCAAGCTCAAGGGGATCCCTTGTACCTATAAACAGAGTGCATTCTATAAACAAAGATCAACACATAGTGCATCAAACGGATGCAAGCAGGCAACACAGAAGACGGGTGGCTCAAGCCCTACCAAAATGGTATAATCCTGTGAAGCAGCACCATGTGTTACACCAGATACGCTGGTGCCTCGGTACCGTATCCATCGGAGGGACCCCGAAGCCCAACTCACGGCCATCACTAGCAAAGATAATCAGTGCATGGTAGGCAGCCCATGCAAAGATACATCTCGTGAACCAGGATTGAACTGACATCCTTCTTGCGGCAAATGTTCCATGGCAAGCATAAGGACCGTCCGTGCGGTAGGCCTACTTGTAAGCAAGTAGGCGGGGGTCTCGTACCTGAGAATTAAAGGGCTGGCAAACCCCATGCCGGATCAAATAGCATGTTCTCAATGGCCTTCACCTCAGTGTGCGCCCGACACACAACAGCAGGCTTACACTCCACCAATGCACTGGTGTGAGCAAAAGAATAAGCCCCAACACTCGGATTCAAAAGCCGAACACGCAAACCGCCACGTGCGTGCAACTCCCGGGCCGACGACAGGTAAATCGCTGGAGAATGGAGTTATGTCAGTCTCGCCACACGGCGTTATCTTCCGTGTGACTCCCCTATTAATTAGATCGTCATTTGCATGCATGCGATGGTCCCTATCACGGAGGGACCCACCTCATTGAGGTGGGCGCCAGCTTGCTGGTAAGCTGACGAGTAGAGATTCATGATCTCCGACACATTCAAACGTCCATGGGTACAACACGAAGGTCTCCAGCTCCTTCTGTGTAGCAGGGCATTGTAAAGCCCTCAGATTCTTATGTTCTTCGGTGGGAGTGACTGCCAAGTTCTGGCTCTCGATGGATTCTTCTAGGTCCGTGAACTTGTACCCTTCCTCACCCATCACCCTCATTGACATCTCGCGATCAACAACCTCTGTGCTGTGTTTAACCTGGAGAGCATATTGATGAAATTTCCTGGAAACACTTGGGAGCAATCCTGCAAAATCCGCAGCACGCGCGAGTGCACCTGCGGCTGCAATATCACGCACCGTCTTAATATCACCAGCTTTGGCAGCTGTAATGATTGTAGACGAGCAACTTACTCCTGCACCAACCAAAGCACGTGGGAGCTCAGGACAGATGAAGGCATCTTCGGTCACCTCTCCATCTTCACATGCAATGTGGTACCCACAGAATGTAGTCCGATTATCTGCATAGACAATCTTCATGTTGAAACCCATTCGGGTCCACCATCCCATGAAGATCTCATCCATAGCATCATCAGATTTCATTGGTGGGAACAAAGCGCAAAGAGAGTCATCTCCCTCAAAACACCCATACCACCAACGCTCATGCCCGGTCTCATCCTCGCCCTTGCGGACGGTGGGGTCTAAGAACCTCTCTGGTTGCTTGAATATGGAGCAAGTCCAGTTCGTGAAGTTCATCCACCAGTTGAGGCATGACGTGCCACGATGACCTGAGCGTCGAATTGCTTCAATGGTCATCCTCATCTTATCCCATTTCTTCTGAAAGAACAACTTCAGTTTCTTCTTGTCACAGCAATTCATATGCTCCTCATGCCACTGTTGAGGCACGACACCATATGGAATGAGGACTTGCATAATGTGCTTCAGAACGGGATTTTCGACCAGGGAGCGGATTGTAGCATTACAAGTAGTGTCCCATGCACTACCATCGCCTTCAACCAACTTAGCACCCTTCTTGCTCAATTTCTGAACACACCGGCGCACAGCTCGGCGTTTCGGAAGATGCTTAATTGATTTATCCTCAAACCACTCGAACAACAAGTCTTCAAAACATCTGACGACAACCATTGCCATAAGCTGGCCGTCATCACCATCTGCAATGAGGAGACGAGGTGGTTTTCCCTCCTGCATCGGTTCCAATTTGACCGCGCATTTCAAGTTCATTTTCGGGAAAGCTTCTTTCAATAAATTGTTCAACGAATCTTCAAGCCGCTTCAAGGACCATTTGCCTGACTTGATATCTTCAAGGTGAAAGAAGTTCTCTGCCCATTTCTGTATACGTTTCTCAGAGAAAATGGCTCGATTTCCCTTCAAGCCACAGGCTTCTCCAATGAACCTGTTAATCTTCTTGATATCTGCTTTAGTTCCAGTGAAAGGCTTTGCCTTCTTGTCGAGGCGTTCTCGTTTAGCAGCCTTCGCATTCGCGGAACTATTATTGTATACATTTGGCTTCTTCGGTGTAGGCGCAGTCAAAACACCAACAATCTGTTTGTTGTCTTGATCTGTGCCATCGAAGTCTTGTCCGACAATCAACTTGATTCCACCCACATCAACGACACGGTCTTGCTCATTTGCAATGATATCTGCATCTTCTGGGGTATTACCACCATGTTTGGGTCCCTTGTCGTCGGGTTTCTTTGGGGGTGAGTCCCCTTTATCATCAGAATCTGTCTTGCCATCTGCACCTTTGGAATTTGTGTCTTTTCCATCGCTTTTGTGGTTCAAAGCACCACCCAATGTATCAGGACGACGCAACAATTGCGTCTTCAAGTACTCCTTGTGGACTGGTAGATAGCAGCCAAGACAGGCTGCATGTGGTTTAGAGAGCTTCAATCGATGTCCATAACATGCTCTCATCATCATGGGAACGGCCAGCCAACGCATAGCAATATGCTCGAGTGACCCAGATGGCCACAACGTCTGAGCGGTCTGCTCAAGATTAGATTGTATGCTTTCAACTTTGGTCTTGTTGCGTATGCCATGAAATATCTGATGCATCAGTCGTGGTACCTCAGCCTCCTGCAACACAATAGTTGTCTTCTGGAGTATGCGGCCACCAGCATCATATCCACAAATCTTGGCCATCTGCAAACCAAACATTCGTCCCCAACATCCAAAATCAGGATGCTCATAATCCCAGTCCCAAGTGTTGATTTCCCATTCACCAGCTCGTTGCCGTGCAGCATCCCGAAATTGCTTTGGAATACCGCATGGGCTCACACTAACTGCTTCAGTAGGTAGTCCGATCATTGTACGCTTGCTCTGTAGCTACCCGGAATACACCAGGCAGGAGGACGAGCAGTTCCTCCCATAAACCGTGACCTGTCTCAAGTGGGGATCACTTGAG